CAAAATGTTTTCTTTGTTTTGGGCTATTAAAGATAAATTACCATCATTTGTCTTTGATAGTGTAGAAGAATTAGTATATCAACACAAAAAAACTGCATAATCATGAAAGAACTAATTAAAATAACAGAGCAAAACGGCAAAAGAGCCGTTTCTGCTCGTGAATTACATAGATTTTTAGAAGTAACAGAAAGATTTAGTAATTGGTTTGAAAGACAATTACAATATGGGTTTATTGAAGGCGTTGATTATCAAGGGTGTGAAGTTTTTAACACCCTTGCAAATCAAACACTTACAGATTATGCTCTAACAATAGATACCGCCAAAGAAATTTCAATGTTACAAAGGACTGAAAAAGGCAAACAGGCTCGGCGTTATTTTATAGAGTGTGAAAAACTCGCCCAAAATCCAGTTTCTAACCTTTCTAAAATAGACCTTGCACAAATGGTTATAGAAAGTGAAAGAGAAAAAGAACGCCTACAAATTCAAAACCAACTGCAAAGCGAAGAGTTACA